CCCCAGATCAGTGCGTTAGCGTTACGGATGTACAGTTCGTCGTAGATTAGCAGGAATCGCTCGTCCGGTGGGACTGCGCCGAAAACACAGGCCATTACCGTGTGGCCAGGGTCAATGGCCACGTACCGGGTCCACTCATGGGGCACGCCGCCCTCCAGGGACAGCATGTGGACGGCCGGGTTGAAGTTGGGATACATCAGGATCGAATCCTGAGTGAACTCCCCCTCGGCCCGCATCCGCAGCTCGTCCACGCCCAGGGCCGACCACCGGGCGATGTTCTTCTCCTTCTCTTCCTGGTCGATGTGGGCGTTATCCAAGAACCGATAGACAAACTTTTCGATCTTGGGGGGCTCTACCCCGTCCTCACGCTCCTTGTCGGCTCGCTCGCACAGACCCAAGAGTGCATCATTCTTAGAGTGCGGCATGGCAGACCACATCAGCCGGCCCTTGCGGTCCGCCAGGCGGGCCTGCATCTCACCCACCCAGGAGGGGTTTGATATATCTTCGTCCAGGTGGACAAGATCGGCCTGAAAGCCCTGGGGCGGCTCGCCCTCGGACGAGAAGAAGTGAACCGTCCACCCGTTCGACAGGACCACCCGCTGGCAGTAGCCGGCGTTCTTCAGGACCCAGGAGGTCTCTGCGACAAACCTGGGAGGGACGAGCGGCGGGGCCGGCTTGCTCTCGGCCTTCCGCTCGGCGTCACCTACCGGATCGAAGGCCCGCCACTCGCCGGTCTCCAGGTCCTTAATCATCCGGAAGGCACCGGCCTTAAAGAGCATCGGGTAGCAGACAAGACCAATGTGGGGCCAGTTCCTGCCGACCACCACCAGGTTGCCGCCCTCCGTTGGGTACTTCCCATGAGGGTCCTGGCCCGTCAGGGCACGGGCGTCTTCGACAAAGGTGGAGAGCGATTTGCCGCTGTTGTGGTTCGCCACTCCATCGATGAGGTAGTTGTGGTAACGCGGCACGGAAAAATCCCACACTTCGCCGCGACCTAAGTACCTGTAGGAGGTAATATACACATGTTCCCCCCCACCCAAAGGAGAGCGACATGGGTCTTCACAACAAGATTGACTGGCCGGTGGAGCAGATGCGTATCTGGTATGAGCAGGAAAGGAAGACAGTGGCCGAGATAGGGGCGTTGCTGGGCCGGAGCCCCAAGGTTGTGAACAAGGCGTGCAAGCGGTTTGGATTCCAGATGCGACGGCGGGGTCCCAAGTCAGGCCCTGAGCATCCTGGCTGGAAGGGTGGCCGCACAAAGGACAAGGGCGGGTATGTGCTTGTGTATGCACCGGATCACCCGGACCGAAACTCGTCTGGCTACATCCGGGAGCATCGCCTAGTCCATGAGAAGTCGCTTGGGCGTCGGCTAACCCCAGAGGAAGTTGTCCACCACAAGAATGACAACCCGTCCGACAATCGTCCTGAAAACCTCTTCCTGTATCCGAATAATGCGGAGCATCTCCGGGCGACACTGGCAGGTAAGTGCCCCCAGTGGTCCGAAGAAGGACGGAAACGCATTCTGGAAGCAGTACGTCGCCCACGGGCCGCCAAGCGCCGTCAGCGTCCAGAACAAGGTGGTTAAGTGTGCAGCGGATCTCGCCGCCATTGCTGAGGCGGAATGCGTACAGGTGATCCCAGGCCTTTACGAAGGGGCGTTTGGCGGCGGCCGTCACCACCCGGCCCTGGTGGACGGCCTGCACCCAGAACCAGTCACCGATCTCGCTCACCTTCCGGTGCTTCCGGCAGACCGGGTCCCAGATTAACTGGTCGCCGGCCAGGCATCGGTTGCCTCCGAGCACTATACGCTCAGAGGCGGTGGAGGCGTGCATCAGCTCCTGGTGGGGCATGGGCCGATACAGCCGCAGGGCCTCCACCTTCCGGCTCTTCAGCTCTGCCTGGACCTCCTTCAGGACGCCAAGCGAGTGCTGCGTGATGCCAGGAAGGGCAGGGGGCTTAGGAGGCGGCGGGATCTTGCGTGGGTGTTTCTTCATGGGGGGCCGGGAGGGCCTTCAGGGTGATCGCCGTCTCCAGGAGACGGTCACGCAGTTCGTCCTCCAGCTCCTCCTCGCTCCACAGTGCCAGCGGTTTCTTGGCCCCGCCCATGGCCGTGTTGTCCTTCACCAGGCGGACGATGGTCTCCAGGATCCGCGTCCTGTGAGCGCCCCCAGGAGGCGAGTCGTAGTACTGCTTGACCAGGAGGTTGGAGAACCCGGCCGAGCCGCCCATGTACTCCATGATCGTTTCGACAAGCTCGGCCGCGTGGGGGATGTTGGCTCCACCCATGCGTGCCGCCTTGCAGAAGGCGTCCACGGCGTCGGCTTCGATCCTGTCAAGACGCTCGTCCTTCTTCCGCTTTCGGCGTTTCCGCTCATAGTCGCTGCGGCACTTCTTGCACTGGCTGTGCCGGCGACCGTCGGCGGCCACATGGAATGAGTGCAGGGGCAGCTCCTGGTGGCACTTAACGCATTGCTTAGTTGCTGACATGGGCTGGAACCAAAGACGTCCAGACGCTTCCCGACACCCGCGGCTCTAGGCCAGCACCGCGGACGGCCTTTTCGACACCCGGGAAAACAAAGTAGTCATGGCCGGCGATGATGTGCCGCGCCTTGGGGAGCCAGGCTTCGATGTCGGCCTTCACCGACTCGTAGTCATGCTCGGCGTCGATGTAGACGATGTCGAAGGAGTGATCGTCAAAATCCCTGGCCGCATCCGGCGACCGACCGACGTGCGGCGTGATGCTGTACTTCTGGGTGTTTCGCCTAAACACCTCCAACGGCGTGCCGCGGGAACCGTCGTACGCCTTGCACCCGGGGTCGTTCCTTGAGCCTTCCCACGTATCGACGCAGGTGACCTTGGCCCCAGCCTTGGCCATGATGATGGCACTCCTGCCGGCCCAGGACCCAACCTCGCAAACCGTGGGTGCGCGGCCATGCTCACGCAAGAAGTCACGGATCAGGTCTCCCAATGCCCGGGCATCATAGCCCGGCAAGTCCATCCCCATGCCATCAAACTCTTGGGGCTTGGGGAGCTTGTCCGCCACAGGGGAGCGGAAGTCCACCAGCTTGGTGTTGGGGTCATAGCCAGACTGCCAGCAGGCCTTCATCTTGTCGCTGATCCCGTCCGCCGCCAGGACCACCGGCTTGCCAACGCACTTGGGTTTCCAGTGCCCGGCCCAGGCGTCCCAGTTGCAATAGACGGGGTTGTATCCCAGCTTCTGAGTGCCCACCAGGGACAGGTCTCTGGTCATGGTGACATCTTCCGTGGAGGCCTTCTCGGCACAGAAGTGGTCCTTCCACTCATAGTAAAACCACGGCTTGTCCTCGGCCGTCTTGGGCTCCGTGAGTTCAAAGGCCCGCATGTCGTACATAATCAAGCCGGTAGGAAGGGCCGCACACTCCTGGATGCCAGCCATCTTTACGGCGGTGTGACGGTCGTACATCTCCAACTGGAAGTCCGGGTTAGGGTTGTCGGACTGAAGGTTGTTCCATCGGAACACGTAGACGCACTCCACAGGGGGTGGTCCGCAGTACGGGGCACCGATGACGCACGGCCCCTTGTTGTAGTGTTCGACCATGAAGTCCAGTGAGGACGGCAGGAAGCCCTTGGCGTCCGGCTGGCCCAGGCACACGTCCGGCTTCATGTCGCTGTCGATCATCACCAGAATATCGACCTTGTGCTCCCGGGCCTGAAGCACGGCCCGGTTGCGGGTCATGGTGATGGGCGTGTCCGCCAGGTTCCAGATGCGAATCTCGCCAATCCGCTCGTCCCGGGACAGATCCGAAACCGCCGGGACCATCCACTCACGGATGTCTGGGACCTCCGAAGAGATGCCGCCGTTGCCGCCGTAGGAAAAGGTAACGAGACCGATGTTGAACTTCTGCTGCATGAATCACCTCGGGGGAAGGGGTGAACGGAAGTATAGCACTGGGAACTCTAGCGGTCCTCCTGCTTTGCCGTGATCATGGACGTGCCAGCGTTGGGGTAACGCATCATGCGGAGCCTCTCCATATCAGTGCCCGCTTCCGCGGCACGGGCGGCAGCAATCAACTGCCGCAGAAACTCCAGGTTTTTAATGGCCGGATCGTTCATTAGCAGAAAGGCCTCTGACCCAGTTGCCCAGGTCAGAGGCCTCCCCCTAGCCCCGTGAAAGGGCATTCTCAGGTGTTCTCTGTCGCCAGACCCAGGTTGATGAGGGCCTGGGCCACGGACGTGACGTTGTTAAGCGTCACGCCCTGCTGCTGCGTGGCCGCGGCCCCGAAGAAACCCAGCGTGTTGGTGCCGGCCGTCACGTTGGTGGCGATGTTGGCCACCCGCTTTCCGACCGGCTCGTCCGCCAGGCCAACAATCAGCTTTCGGTCCAGCGACACGGCGTACTCCTTAGATGCGGACCACGTTGGCCAGAATGCTCACGTTGTTGGTCGTACCCGACACTACCCGGCCGATTCGACCAACCTGCGGGGCCACAGTGACGCTCACGGTGGCACCGTAGCCTCCCGTGCCGGCCGAAGACGTACTGTTAGTGGTGTGGGCCGTGACAGCCGCCACCACATTGCCCACGGCAACCGTCTGGCTCACAAACAGCTCCGTCGGGCCGTCAACCGTCACCCAGAACACATCGTTGGCAGCAACGCCAGAGCTAGGCAGGAACTCATCGACCACGCCCGCAACCACGTCGTTGG